TCCGAGTGGGTCGATGGTAGATGGACGTTCACCCAGTCATCAGGGGTTCTCAGCTTAGAGGGACAACTTCCATTTTTCGGTAAATGTCCTCGCGTTGCCATGTGTGGTATGATGTCCGAACGCTCCACTCCGTACTCGAGTATAGAAGCATCCATAGAAGTATCTCGCGAACTAAATCATTTGTGTTTCGGTGGTCGACAATCGATTCAACCATTACACCTCTCTCAACTTTTATTAATTCTATTTATAGTTTTAATTTTATTTTATATTAAATGAAATTTTTTTGTAAAATTCAAACACCCATGTTTGAAAAAAATGAAAAAAAATATATAAAATTTTTAATTAATGATGACACATATAAAAAAGTTGTGAACAAACATAAATTTTCCGAATACTTTGTAAATAATGTCGATTATGAAAATCCCTTGTATGGAAATATTTTAACTGTAAAAGTACCTTTCAGATATAGACGTGTCATGTGTACGTACGAAGGTGCACCCGTACAGGCTCTTCAAAAAAATGACGAGGTCTTCATAGAAGTGGATTTTATGGGTTCTTGGAATAAGGGTAATTATAGCGGAATGTCATGGAAGTTGAAGTATATAAAGCTAATCGACGCACACATACCATGACTCTCACGAGATCTGGTTATATAGTTCCAGATACTCCTGAAATTAAAAAAGCACTCACGGTTCGACCTATAGTTAATGCCGATTTTGGTGTAGCACCTCCATCATTCAAGGTGTTTCGAAAAGCAAAATCGGGATTATGTGTACCGAGATTTTATGCGGAAGAAAAGTTTGGTGAAGCGAGACATGACACTCGCCCCAAACCACATAAAATTAATATATCATTCAGAGGAAAGTTACGAGATGAAACATTTCAGAATGTGGCTCTCGAAAAAGCTATCCAAGCTGGACATGGGATTCTTTCGTTACCTTGCGGTTTCGGTAAGACGACCGTATCCTTGGCCATAGCGTGTACTCTAGGATATCGTACGATGATTGTCGTACACAAAGAGTTTTTAGCTAATCAATGGCGTGAACGCATTCAACAATTTTGTCCCGGTGCGTCTATCGGTGTTGTTCAACAAAATCGAAAAGAAGTTAATTGTGATTTCGTGATTGCTATGCTCCAATCACTCTCACTAAAAGAATATTCTTTTGAAGATTTTGACAGTATCGGAACCCTTATCGTAGATGAAGCGCATCATATATGCGCGAAAGTGTTCTCACAGTCTTTGTTCAAATTATGCCCTAGACACGTATATGGATTATCCGCCACACCTAACAGGAAAGATGGACTCACTAAAGTGTTACATTGGTTCATGGGTCCCACGTTCTTTGCGGTCGAACGTGAAAATCAGGAACAGGTAGATGTCTATCCTCTTGAATATTCATGCAGACGTTTCGAAGATCCACCCCCATGTACACGTTTCGGTAAATTATCTTTACCTACGATGATCACTGAACTGACAGAAATGCCTGATAGAAATAGACTCATTTTACAAACAATCAAAGATCTTAGTAAAACCACGCGCCAGGTGTTGGTACTCAGCGATCGCCGATTTCACTGTGAATATCTTCACCAAAAATTCAAAAAGACGTCAGGGTTATACATGGGTGGTATGAAAGAATCTGAACTTACAGAATCGAGTAAGAAACAAATCATATTCGCGACCTTTAGTCAAGCACACGAAGGTTTAGATATTCCGAGTTTGGACACAGTGATTCTCGCAACACCCAAATCGGACATCGTACAATCCATCGGACGCATCATGCGAGAAACGTCCGGAAAGAAAAACAATCCACGTATTTATGACATTTTAGATCAGTGGTCGGTTTTCTTTGCCATGTATAACAAACGTCTTCGCGTGTATAAACAGGGTGGTTTTAAAATTCACGGTCAAATTAAACCCGAAGCAGAACCAGATGTTTTCTCGCTCGGAAAATGTCTTGTACAAATATAAGAATGACCGGGTGCTCAGTGGGACGGTCAGTACAGAAATATAAAGGTGGTGCATCCGATCTGAGTTCTATTCTAGAAGATCCAGGTGACATTATATACGCGGATTCGACCGTGGAAGCCGAAAACCTTACGATTGGTTCGACAGATGGTCATGTACTTACTATTATTAATTCTAGTACGGGTGAAATAGGGTGGCAAGCTGCGCCCGGTGCATCGGGTGCTGGTACGTTACAGACCGTCACTAACAATGGCGCTACGACTACAAATTCGATTCAATTCCAAAATGCGGTCACATCTTTAAGTGCGAGTGGTAATGTTGTGATCGCGGGAAATGTAACCGCAACGAATTACATAGGAAGTGGGGAATCTCTTCACACGATTCCCGCATCAAATCTCACGGGAAGTGTACCTAATGATTTCATAACATTAGGTACACACACGACTGGGAATTATATTTTGACGATTACAGGTGGTGATGGTATAACAGTTACAGGGTCTGTGGGTGAAGGGTGGACACCCACACTCGCAGTGGATCCCAAAACGAATGGTGGTCTTGTTTTTGAAAATAATAAACTCGCAATTGATCTTGGAGCGACTAACATAACAGGAACATTAGGAATCGCTGATGGTGGTACAGGACTCACGAGTGTAGGAAGTGCGGGTCAAGTACTGAAAGTCAATTCCGGTGCAACAGGTCTCGAATGGGCAGATGATCTTAATTCTGGAGGAAGTGGTGGTAGTTCAGTTTTCCAAGTCGATGGTACAAAGGCATTTTACACAGACGGACCCGTAGGTATTTCGAACGTATCCGCTCTAACAACTCAGACACTACAAATTGGAGGAAACGTCTCCGTGAATGATACCGCAGATGATAAATTATCAGTAACGGGAAACGCATACGTCTCTAAAAATTTACGGGTGATTGATGAAATCAGTGCGTTTAGAATAACAACATACGATCTCGAAGTCAGGAAAGCGGAAGTTGTATCAGCTCGTCCGACTCAAATCATTAATATTTAAATCTAATATATTTTAATGTCGTACTACTTCGATTACCAAGGAGTACTTGCACGTCCGAATCTCAACATAGCTGGATCTCAAAACGATTTTGTGGGTCCTAAGGATCCAATTCCCGTGACTTCGGATTTTAGAAATGAAACGGTTGCCATAGGAAGACCTAACCGAGCAAATGAAGTAAAAATATATACGTATACTTCGAGTACAAACACGTGGTCATCGCCAACGACACTGACTGGTAGTTCGACATTCGGTACATCGGTTAGTATGAACTGGGACGGTACACGCCTTATAGTTGGTGAACCAGGTTCTTCTACTGTATCTGGAAAAGTACACATTTACGATAAAAATCCAAGTACGGGTGTGTGGTCGTTAACACAAACAATCACGAAATCAGCAAATACAGATTTTGGATATTCCACGAGTATAGCCGCGAACACGGGGCACATGTTTTGTGTGGGAGCCCCAACATACGACGGATCGATAACATCTCCATCTCCACCGGATCCAACTGTATATGTTTATGAACTCATAAATAATACATGGACGCAAACGTTTTCGAACACGTGTGTTGACATAGATTTTACACTTCCTCTTGACGGAGGGAGTTTTATAGTACATAATCAGTACAGTAGGTATGGACACTCCGTTTCTATGTCATATAACGGTGAACACATTCTCGTAGGTACACCTGGTACAAATTTAGATACGTATGATGGTAGCAATACCAATATAACAACGGGTGATGTATACCGATCAAACTTTCCCACAGCGGGTTCAGATTATCAGTGGACTGATCAGGATTATAACGGAAACAGTGTTAATTACAATATCATGAGAGGTGTTGGGTGGGCTCGCGTTTTCACACGTGGTACAAATTCGACCTGGTCCGGAAATACAACACAATTTGGTAATATTTTAAATGGTGAAACAATATATAATTTTACTCCATACGATTCTAATAACCCTACTAATATATATGGTTGGCAAGATAGTAATCAGACATCATGGTCTATGCCATCGTTCGGTCAGGTTGTGGATATTGCGAAACTGAATCAACTCACCGTAGACGATGTTCGAATCGCGATTTCATCACCAACCGCCGCATCTCCTATAAATCAGACATATGGACATGCGCAGGGAAATGTGAGAGTGTTTAAATATAATACCGTTACTTCTAATTGGGATGAGGAACAACAATTAGCTGGGACCGATGTAACTGAACAATACGGTTCGGCGATGAAACTTGATTATACCGGTGAACGTATATGTATATCCGCATCTAAATACGATACGACACTGGCTACTAACAATAAAACAAAAAAATTACACGTTTTAGATTGGAACGGTACAAACTGGTGGGAAGCTCAACCCATGATTTACATGTATGATGGTACAAGCTACGACACTTTCCAGTTATCCATGACAGATGGTAAACATATTCTCGTTACTTCCGCGCGTAATGGAGAATTAAGAACACAACGGGTTGTTCTGACTCAGCAGTTTATAGGAAACAGTTTATTCGAAGGATACATAGCAAGTAATCATGTGTACGTGGGTGCGAACGAAACGAGTATAGCGAGTTCGAGTGAAAACACAAAGGGAAATAAGACAATCAGTTTTGGTGGATTTTTGGGTGACAGTATGTATGAAAATACGACGATAGAAAATCGTACATACGATCAGTTTAGTCAGGGAGATAGTGTGTATAGAAAAGGTCGAACCGAATTACTCGTTACAAAATTTACGTCCGCTCTAGGTGTAGATGCTGTTCGAATCATATCAGGGGAAATTTTATTAGGAAACACATTCGACGGGACCGTCGCTATACGATCTACAAATGGACAGTGGAGTACTAATCCGTTTAACAAATATAATAGAACCTCTAATTCTCTTGGTGTTGATCTTAAAGGAAATGTGGGTATACGACCCATAGTAATACGACACAGTGATGAATCGACGACTAACATTCCGGCTGGAACGGTTACTAATGTAAATGCCGGGCGTGAACCCGGAACAATATCAGCATCGGCGGCATTTGATGTAAACGGTGATGCGACTATCAGGAGTAAACTGATACTTTCCGATCCGGATAGACTCAATAGAATTGGGTTTGGAAAAGAACCACCAGATTTCGGGTACGACACGTGTAATTACTCAATATTATATGGTGGTAATAAGGTAAAGTGTATAGAATCTCGGTCAGATTGGGATGGTGCGGGTGCGGGGTACGTGGAAGGGTTCGGTACACTGGGAGGTGGGGCAACCTTATCTAAAACAGAAAAGGCGTTTTATTTTGGTTCGTCGGGAGGGTACGTTAGTTCCACTTGTTATAGAGGTAGTAGTCACGCCGGTCAGCGAGCGGGTATATCGTTTTGGTTAAAACTTGGCGCTGTACACAATAGTACTAATTATTCTGGAAATGTTATTTGGTATACGAATCGGGTTCATTGTATGATAAATGGAAATGGAATATATCTCGTTACAGATGGTACACACACAGCGACGTTTTCGAGTTTTACATTTAGTATAGATACATGGTATCACATTCTCGTAAAATTACCAGGTGGAATAAGTTCGAATTTACCCGTTCCTATGAGTTCGACAAACACAAGTTTAACAATCAATGGAACCGAATACATACCGTCTCTTAGCGGATTTTCGGCTAATGTATACTGGAATGGTCCACACACATTTACAATTGGGTCAAGTTCTAGCGGTATAAGAAATGCGTATATAGGTTTATTTTCGTATTATGTAAACTGGGCTCAGAGTGGAGCGGGATCTCAAATTCCATTTGTTCCTACCGTCCAAAACTTAATCGATTATGGATCCCCCACGGACGTTTTAATGGTTAACGGTGATATACAAATCAAGGGTGATATTTATCAAAATGGTACGTTATTCACGGGTGGTGGCGGTGGTGGAAGTGGAAGTAGTCAATGGACGACTGTAAACACGAATGAGATATATTACGCACTCGGTAATGTTGGTATAGGATTAACGAACCCATCATTTCTATTAGACGTTGCCGGAAACATTAACTTTACCGGTGATTTATATCAAAATGGTTCATTATATCTGGGGTCACAATGGTCTACGGGTAGTACCGGTATATACTACACTGGTGCTAACGTGAGTATAAACTCCACCGTAGCATCTTATGAATTGGATGTTAATGGAACTATACGCGCGACGACGGATGTACTCGTAACATCCGATCAACGCGTGAAAACTGATATTAAAAAAATAGAAGGCGCATTAGATAAAATATGTAAAATTGGTGGGTACACGTACACACGTGATGGAAAAAGATCAACGGGGTGTATAGCACAAGAAGTGAAAAAAGTTCTTCCGGAAGTTGTCAGGGGTTCAGAAGATACAGAATACGCACTCGCATACGGGAACATGACCGGTTTGATCATAGAAGCCATAAAAGAATTAAAAGGCGAAATAGATGGACTTAAATCTTCTCTTGGTATTATATAATGCCTACATATGATTATCCTCTAAGTTTAAATACAATATCATATGAGGCGGCAACAAATTCAACACCACTTACCATGACAGAACTTTACGGTGTAAAATTCACTGATGGATCTAATACGGCGCCGTCAGGAACTATCGCACTTTCAGATTTTCGATTAAAAAACGTACAACCGTATAAAAATGAAGAACAGTTAGTCCCTTCGAATGTAACTACAGGTGATAGATATGGTATGTCAACTGCATTTGTCTCTGGAGTGTCGGCATGGGGATATTACCTTTTCGTATCAAGTCCTTATGATGATTCTGTTTTCACCGACGCTGGTTCTGTACATTTATATATAAAAGAGAGAGGTAATGTTTATCCAGACAAACGAGATTGGGATTGGGTTCTTAGTCCATACACAATTACTCCCCCAGATCCAGGTTCGGGTGATTATTTTGGAACTGCTATTTCCGTAGATAGATATGCTAGTTGGATCGCCGTGTCAGCTCCTTATTGGGATTCTACTACTTATACCAATACGGGAGCTGTATATTTTTATGAGAGATCGTCGGGAGCACACAGGCAATTTACTTATAGAGGAACACTTTCCGGTCCGTATGAACAGGGAGGGGGACGTTTGGGGTATACCCCAATGAGTCTTTCCATGGATGCTGGGGCTAATTATACCGTTGTCGGAGGCCCTTATTTTTATGGTTTCGGTTATTATTATATCGGTCGGGTATATTTGTATACCAGGTCTGGTTCTACATGGTCTTCGAGTACTACAAATGTTTTTTTTCCACCAAGTTATGATCATAAAACGTATTTGTATTATGGTTATTCCGTTAGCGCCAGGAACCAGAACAGATTCGTAGTGGGAGCGTTCGGTGCGAATGATAGTCCTTATACAAGTTGTGGAGCAGTCTATGTATATGCGAAGTCGGGGAGTATATGGTCTCTTGAACAGAGACTAGTGGCTTCGGATAGGGCAAGCCAAGCTTATTTTGGTTTTGATGTAGACATATCAGAAAATGGTTATTATATTATCGTCGGAGCACATTACCGGAGTCATCAGGGTTATTTCCGTGTTGGAGGGGCATATATATTCGCATATGTTGGAACAACATGGCAGCAACAGGCGATACTTAATCCCCCAGTTTACGACAGTTATATGCATTTTGGTCAAAAGGTTCACATATCTCCTGATGGTTCATATGCTGTCGTAGGAGCTGAAAGGGAACAGAGTTCTACTGGTTCTGTTTGTGTATTTTCGAGGTCGGCTACAACTTGGAGTCTTAGATCAAAAGTCACAGCTTCGGATGCATCTCCAAATTATCTGTTTGGTAACTCGATTGCTATTTCAGAGGATTCCGCTATATTGATGGTAGGAAGTTATGGTCATTCTAGTAATCGCGGTTCTCTATATACGTATCAAATAGAAGATTTACCTGTGGTTCAGAGGAGTGTAACAAGTCTAATACATTCGGGACAGGTGGGTATATATACGTATGATCCACCTGTTTCCATATCATACGACGGTGTGCGCGTGGCATACGGTAGCTATAAAACAAGTATCGTAGCTAATACTACTAATTCTGGTGTTGTAAGAATATATAAAGATAATCAAGGATCGTTCATACTCGAGGACACGATTACCGCATCTGATGCTGGTACTGATGATCAATTTGGTAAAAGTGTTTCCAATACAAATGATGTTCTCCTCGTAGGAGCCCCTTTATGGGATGATACTTCTAATAATTTTAGTAATTCGGGAGCAGCGTACCTGTTTACTCAATCTGGGGGAAGTTGGACAGAACAAACAAAATTTTTACCTTCAGATCCATCATCTAATGGTGGTGGATTTGGTGATTCTGTTGCTATATATGATGGTTCAACTAACATATACGTCGTGTCGAGGCCGGGCTGGGATGATACTTCTAATAATTTTACCAGCGCAGGAGCGGTATATTTATTTAAATACGTATCTACTCCCACACAAATAGATAAACTTATTTCACCAAACGCGGCTTCGAACGAAGTGTTCGGTAACAGAATTGATATTTCTCAAACAACTCAACCCAATGATGCTCGCATCGTCGTATCAGCCTCGGGATCCGAGAAAGTGTATATTTTCAAACCGGGAACGGGGGGAGCCTATAATTCGGGTTGGTATTGTATACAAACGATCACAGAACCCAGTATATCTACATCTGGTCGTAATTTTGGTTCGGACCTTTCTATATCTGGAGACGGAAAACGTTTGGCCATTGTGCGCCGTGGTCAAGGACATCCAGAGGTTGGTATGGTTTTTGTGTATGTCAACAGTTTCGCCTATTGGTTCCTTGAACAGTACATAGCACCTCTTAACGATTACGAATCTAACATCAGGGATATAAATTCGGTATCTTTGTCGTATTCAGGAACACGTCTTTTGATAAGTGATTCGGATAGAGGAAGAGCTTATCTATACACAAGAGACGCTTCCGGTACTACATGGAGTCACAGATTGCGTTATTTACTTAAAAATCCTCCCGCGCGAAGCTCGCAATACGGAGATATAGACAACTTTGGATTTCGTGTTAAAATATCGGGTGATGGAAATCACGCGTTGGTAACCGAAAATTATGAACCTTTTTTATTCTCAGAAGAATATTAGAAATATGATAGCTTTGTATCACGATATTAATCTTGAAAAGGAAAAGTTAGAAAGAATACAGGAGGAACTTATTTTAGAAAAATCTAAAGTGCAATCTTTATTAGATTTGAAAAGTGGTATTCGTGATAATACAAATATTTTACATGATGTATACGATACATTTCAACGTGAATCTTCAAAAATAGTAAAAATACAAAACGAACTTCGAGAAGTAAAGGATACTTCAGAAAGGGTGCACATCCAACTCGGATTTGAAAGAGAACGAGTAAACACGTTACAAAACGAACTTCAAGTAGAGAAGGAAAAACTTGATTCGTTACGTTCTGTTGTTCAGACGGAAAAGGAAAGAGCCGATACTAATGAAGTCGAACTCAGAAGTGAGCAAGTCAAAACGGCAAACCTCCAGGATCGCATGGAAGTCATGGAAAAAGCCTATCACGCCATGTTAGCGCGTGTGATTACACTCGAATCGTAACATTTTGCGCATTTTAGGAATACTAAAACGAGTAAAATATGTATTTACTTTTTAACCGAATCCATCGCGGCTAACGCGATGACCCCGACGATGAAAAACATGACAACATAGTTACACTCCGTGTCTTCATCGACGGTCACATTCTTGGGCTGGGGTGTAGCCTTCGCCTTTCTGAGATTATCCGCCACAACTTCCCGTTTTCGGGAAGGTTGAAAGTCTTCGATCGGCTCATCGAAGTCAATCGGACAATAGCCTATCATTTATACTATATTCACAAATTTATTTCAACCTTCTTCTTTCGCCCACGCTTAGCTTTGGAAGCAGGCATTTTAACCTCCTTGACTTCATCGTCACCTTCACCCGATTTATCTCCACCCTGTTCTGAAACGATATCTGAAATATCATCCTCTTCATCAACTTCCGGAACATACTCCTGTGCGGGTGTAATCGTAGACGTGTTCACAGGGGGAGCTGGGGGCATCATAATTCCACCCATGAGACTCGAAATATCTAACCCAGGTCCCTTCATCTCGTGACGCTCGCCTGGAGGAGTAGGTGTCGAAGCGGGTACGGATGCCTGGTTCGCCATCGTACTCTGAACCGCACTCATCATATTGTTCATGAGATCGGGATTCTGCTTCATCACGTCATTTACGTTTGGCATCACGGACTTGAACATGCTATTCGTGAGATGGAACATCATCGCACTTCCACCGAGCATCATGATCAGTTTCACCTCTGGTGCGACGTGCATCTTCGTCCTGTATTTGACGAACAACTCCTCGAACACTTCATCGTAATCATCCTGCGTTTCCATGACGTTTTCAGACCAACCGTCGAGCTGAATATCGAATGGATTGTATCTCTTGTTTAAAAACTCTAAACCGGTGACGCATGCGATAAGCATACGCCTCGAAAATTTGATGGATTTGTCAACCTCTATGCTGTATGTAATACGTTTCACCTCTGTCCTCAACTCATCGATAGGCGAATACGCATTCAGGCGTTTATTGACGTTGAATCCACGTTTTTCCAGACGACCAAGTTTGTTGACAAGATCCGATTTCTCCTCGTCTATAGTTTTATATCCAGGGGAAGGTTGTTCCTCCTGAGGTTCCATCTGACCGTACTCAAAACCACCACCTTCGTATTGGGGAGGTTCAGAATATTCACCGTGATCTATGGGATCCTCCATCTGAGGAGGGGGAGGTGCACTCTGTTTCGTTGGGTTAGCAAACGCATCTACATCTTCCTGAAAATTGGCAGACTCGGGTGGTGGCTGACGAAACATACGTTGCGCAGTCGGGGGAGCGTGTGTACGCGGTTTGGAAAAATCGAGTTGAATCTCATCCATCATGGCTTGTTCTTTATCATCAAGTTTCATGACTGTATTTCCTCCCGTGTCGAGAATAATTTCACCGTCCATTACTCTCTATATTGAAACTAATCTATTCTCTTTAACGCACTTTATAAAAAAAATGTCAGTAGACAATAAAATGAAGCTCAACTCCATCGATCGCCGAACACTCCGTGTCATCGCCATCGTCGTTCTTCTCATCATCGTTATCGCGGTCTTCGTTGGTCCCAAGACCAGCATGTACCAGCCCGCCCCCGTCAAGATTGAACCCGTCTCCGAAGAGTCTCTCACGACGCTCAAGAGTAGTCCCGATTGTCTTAATGAGAGCGTTTACTCCACGAGCACGGGTGGTGTGTGTGGTGGTCAAAAACTCGTACGCGATCATGCCAGTTATAAGATCGTAGCCTAAACATAAAAAAAATATACCTTTCCAGTTACATTCGAATAGAATTATAAGTGGAAAATTTCTACACGTATTATAAATGGCGCTCATCATAGCTCCATCTCAGCCCGGCATTCCCGATACCGAACACGAGGTTCACACGGTCACGGTTGATACTATTGACCAGACGAACAAAACTGATTTTATCGCTCATTTACCTACACCTCTCGAAAATGTTGTTCAGGCTCAGTTGATAGCCGCTACATTAACCACGACAGGTGGTTTAACACAGACCGCCTTTCACATCGGAATCGAGGAACTTCGCTCGTATTTCTCACAACGCGCTAAGAAGGATCTCGATGCGTCTACCGATAATCATCTTAACGGTGTGTTCGGTACGATAGTGGGTCAGCACGTATTAATTGGTCCCAGCCAAACTCCAAAAGTTATGATCTTTAAAAATGATTATCCCATGATACAAGTATATCACAATCCCATTAGAAAACTCGATCGTTTAACATTTAACATAGATGAACAAAATGGAGATACAGCTACTATCGTAAACGCCATGTTTATTCTTAAAATCACGTGCAGAAAGAAAAATTTAGCGTGAACGTTTCAGGGCGGTACACATTCGTAATTTAAAAATTATACTATTGTAATAAGAATGTCTTCTGGATTGGTACAACTCATAGCCGTAGGAGCGCAAGATGAACATATCATCGGTGAACCAGAGATTTCGTTTTTTACATCCACGTTTAAACGACATTCTAACTTTTCACAGTCTATCGAAAAACAAACGATACAAGGATCTGTGAAAGGTAATTCCATGTCCTCTATCCGTTTTGAAAGAAATGGTGATCTTCTCGGGTATACATATTTCACAATCGACGATAACACACAAGCTGTCGATATTCAAGATTGGGGTGAAATTATCGACAAGGTCGAACTTCTTATAGGTGGTCAAGTCATTGATGTTCAAGATCACGATTTCACAGAAAAGATTGCGATTGATACATTTGCACAAAATGTCACTAAAAGTTCTAACGGTACTCACCCAGGTGCGAGTGCTCGCTCGTATTTCTACCCTCTTCGATTCTTCTTTTGTGAAGGTCCCCAATCCGCGATTCCTCTCGTCGCTTTACAATATCACACAGTTGATATACGTATTTATTGGGGTCCCAATGCCGGAAACTATAATGTAGAAGCGTATTCGAACTATTATTACCTCGATAATGAAGAACGTGGCATCATGGCGTCGCGTCAACATGACATTCTCATCACACAAGTTCAAAAATCAGTTCCGTCCGGTGATATGACCCAGGAACTTATGTTCAACCACCCCGTTAAGTATATTGCGTGTTCGAACACAAACTCTGAAAGTACATTGACGTCGATCGACAATAAAATTAAATTAAGTATAAATGGAACGGATATTAGCGTTTATAAATGGGCAAAACCACATTTTGTCGATATCATGAGTTATTATCACACGAACTTTGTAACATCCCCAGATTGTTTTCTCCACTGCTTCTGCCTCAATACAAGTTCAAATCAGCCAACAGGATCTCTTAACTTTAGTCGCGTCCAAGAAGTAAAAATTCACAGTCAATCACGTGCAATCATAGATCCCATATACGCTGTAAACTACAATATTCTCAGGGTTAACAATGGCATGGCGGGTCTCATGTACGCGAATTAAAATCAGATGGTATATTAAATGCCGAAGAACTTAAGTACCGTCGGTGGAGCTACAGAGCTTCGTTTCGGTAAAAACTGTAGGGAAGATCAGGCTGATAATTCTGTGGTTATCAATGCCAGTAACGAAAAGATTGACGCGACCATCGCGAGTGGATTTTATTTAACTCCACTCGAACTCACTTCCGTATTCGACGGTGATGGATCATTGGCGACAACAAACACGTTCGTCATGTATAATCAGAGTACAAAACAAATTTTCAGGTCAGAAGTACCCGTAACTTTACCGGGTATTTCAGAAGCGAGTGCGGGTGTGGAGGGAGACATCACTGTAACTGGAAACTTATACGTCACTGGTAATGTCACATCGGTAGGTACGATCGCAAACATTCACGTTACAAATACAACCATCAAGGACGGTCTCGTCGAATTAGGAACGAATAATACAAACTTAGTGTCGTTTGATTTGGGTCATGTGTATAACCGTGGACCAAATGGATCAAACGTCGCCGTGTGTTACGACGCAAGTGCCACGGAACTAGTCATCGCGTATACGGATACTTGCGCGATGGAAGACACAGAAGTTGTTCCAAAATCAAACGAAACCATGAATGTTCACGTGTACGGTAAACTATTCACAAGTTCTAACGTGGGTGTGGCGAATACAGCACCCATTCACACGATTTCCGTGGGTGATACATGTTTTATAGATACTACGGGAAATTACCCCAACGTGTTAGATGTTCGTGGTAACGCGGCGATAGAAGGTGGTCTTATCACGAACACAGGTGGTGTGACAAAAAAGACATACAGTCATCAGGGAGCATACAGTGGTGGTGAAACGACCGAACAAGCTAAACTTACCTTGACATTTTCACAACACGTCTTCTATGCGAAAATTGTCGCACAGTTACTTGATAACGATGACACAGAAGTGAGTACGATGACACTCGACGTAGCTGGTGGTGAACGTGGCGGTAACGCAACCCCATTGGATATTGCGATGGGACCCATGTCCATTTTCGGAAACACGAACACGAATCCGTGGAGTTCGACAGTTACCATCGCACCCACGACGGTTAGTATTAAACCATCTACCGCTATAGGAGCGAATGGTAATTATAACATTTTTGTCGAGTACATTTCCAGGAATGTATCAGGTGCGCTCACGAGTTTGACCATAGGAAGTGGTTCCCCAATTACATTCGGATACTAAACGCATACTCTCCAAACGACATTTTACGTCGTTTGTAAAGATGTTTTTTATATATACACTTTATATAATGGCACACACAAACGTTCAACTCGTTTCTGGAAACCTTACTACAGGTGAGACCGAACCGACATTTTTCATCGATCGCGTGAACAATAAGGTTGGTATAAAAACAGTACCCGATCCGACGGACTCTAATGTTTTTCAAATTAACGGAGGTGTGGTTGCGACACAACTTTACGGTGACGGATCTCAACTTACAGGTTTGAACGATTCGAAGTGGATTGAATCAATATCAAATCCCGATGATATCTATTACTCGTTGGGGAATGTGGGTGTAGGGACCGATAACCCAAATTTTACATTAGATGTAAACGGTGACATAAACTTCACAGGTACATTCAATCGAAATGGAGAGGAGTTTGAATCGAGTCCATGGACTAGGAGTGGTGACGACCTCACGTATATCACGGGTAACGTCGGCATCGGGACGACCGATACAGACCATACACTCACGGTACAGGGTAACTTTAACATTAAAAACACGATGACGGCGAAACAGGTTGAGAATCAACTCTTTTGGGCGACGAGAATAGGTGGAGATGATTCCGACTATGGGCAAGGAATCGCGGTAGATAGTGGTGGAAATGTTTATGTCACGGGACGTTACAGGTCTAACCCAGTTACCCTGTATAGTGAAGATGGGGTTACTACTGAAACATTGACTAATGATGGGAATTATGACGTATTTATAGCTAAGTATAGTACAGATGGTAATGTCCTATGGGCGGCGAGAATAAGTGGAACTGCTTACGATTCTGGGTTAGGAATCGCGGTAGATAGTGGTGGAAATGTTTATGTCGCGGGACTTTACAAGTCTAACCCACTTACCCTGTATAGTGAAAATGAGAGTAGTACTAGTAAAACATTGACTAATGATGGGGGTTATGATGCATTTATAGCTAAGTATAGTACAGGTGGTAATGTCCTCTGGGCGGCGAGAATAGGTGGAATTGATACCGAATATGGGCGAGGAATCGCGGTAGATAGTGGTGGAAATGTTTATGTCACGGGACGTTACAGGACTGACCCAGTTACCCTGTATAGTGAAAATGAGAGTAGTACTAGTAAAACATTGACTACTGATAGGAGTAATAACGTATTTATAGCTAAGTATAGTACAGGTGGTAATGTCCTCTGGGCGGCGAGAATAGGTGGATCTAGTGCTGAAAATGGGGAAGGAATCGCGGTAGATAGTGGTGGAAATGTTTATGTCACGGGACATTACTCGTCTAACCCAGTTACCCTGTATAGTGAAAATGAGAGTAGTACTAGTAAAACATTGACTAATGGTGGGAATTATGACGTATTTATAGCTAAGTATAGTACAGATGGTAATGTCCTATGGGCGGCGAGAATAAGTGGAATTGGTTACGATTCTGGGGAAGGAATCGCGGTAGATAGTGGTGGAAATGTTTATGTCACGGGACTTTACGTGTCTAACCAAGTTACCCTGTATAGTGAAAATGAGAGTAGTACTAGTAAAACATTGACTAATGGTGGGGGTTATGAGGCATTTATAGCTAAGTATAGTACAGATGGTAATGTCCTCTGGGCGGCGAGAATAGGTGGATCTAATACCGATTATGGGTATGGAATCGCGGCAGATAGTGGTGGAAATGTTTATGTCACGGGACGTTACGAGTCCGCCCCAATTACCCTGTATAGTGAAAATGAGAGTAGTACTAGTAAAACATTGACTAATGGTGGGGGTTATGATGCATTTATAGCTAGGTATAGTACAGATGGTAATGTCCTATGGGCGGCGAGAATAGGTGGAATTGGTGCCGAATATGGACTAGAAATCGCGGTAGATAGTGGTGGAAATGTTTATGTCACGGGACATTACTCGTCTAACCCAGTTACCCTGTATAATGAAGATGAGAGTGATAGTAAAACATTGACTAATGCTGGGGGTCCTGACGTATTTATAGCTAAGTATGGAACCGAGTATAGGGTCGGAGTCGGAATTGAAAATCCTACATCCGCATTAGATGTTGCTGGTCAAGTGAAGGCAAATGGCACTATCCTTACATTTACAGGTCAGCATATATGTACCCCTGAAGGTCCGATGGATCAGGGTTTGATCGTCTCCGCAAATAAGAACATGTACACAACCTTAAACGGACCTCTTCTCATTGGATCTCGGGCTATTCAGTCGAGTGAATCACTTCCAGTTGTCTGTTTGTCCAGTATAGAAAACGATCCTTCTGTATTTGGAGTTGTCGATCACCTAGAAAATGGTGGTACGCAGCGATTACAAGACCGAGGGGGTATCATCACAAAAAGTACAAAAATAATAGGAGATGATAGAGTTATCGTGAATTCAAGTGGTGAAGGTGCGATGTGGGTCGTAGATACGAATGGAAGTCTATTGGCGACTGGTGACTACATCACGACATCTAGTATAAGTGGGTACGGGCATAAACAAGATGATGACATTCTTCATTCGTACACTGTAGCTAAAATTACGATGGATTGTAATTTCAATCCCGACGATTTACCGATACAAGTCATTAAGAAAGATGAAGATGGTAATAATGTACTCGACAAATATGGACGTCTTCAATGGGAAGATACCGATCGCGTGGAAAAGGCGTATCAGGTGAGGTATCTTACGAGTGAAGGGGAAGTGACGGATGAAGCGAATGCTGTATGGACCGCAGCGTACGTGGGGTGTACATATCATTGCGGTTAATCAATCATTACCTCACATAAAATGCACTACATTTTATCTAAGTTAATATAAATGGTACAGACGACGAGCCATATCTTTTCAGGGAAAGTAGAAGTGGAAAGTAATCTCAAAGTTGGTTCATCCCATTTATTCGTCGATACAGAAAATAATAGAGTTGGCATCACGACGAATGACCCTCACGCAAGTTTACACGTGAATGGAAATGCGTACGTGGGAACAAATTTCAATGTGGGTACTGCCATTGAATTGAATCAAGTTGCGGGGCGTGTAAAAGCTACATCGTTCGAAGGTGATGGTTCACTTCTTTCGGGAGTTGCTTCAACACTCAATGACGTAGTAAATAAAGGTAATGTTACATCCAATACGGTTCAATTTACAAATACGGATACGGGTATCGTCACCACCGGAAATGTGAATGTGGGAAATAAACTTTCTGTCTCTAGTCTTTCACCGGGTAGTGTACCATATGTGAACGCGACAAATACACTTGAAAATTCACACATCACTCAAAGTGCAGATACCACCTCTATAACATCGAATTTGGAAGTTTTAGGAAACGTCATCATAGCCGGTGATTCATATGCAATTGACTCTCAATCTCTCGAAGTGAAGGATCGTATAATAGGTATCGCATATGATAATATCTTGAGTGGTGCGGATACAGGTATTTTGATGGAGTATCCAAATAGAAATGTAGCACTCGTACATCACGGTGCTTCGGGTAATCCCTACGCACAAGAATTTACAATCGGGTATACACAAAATACTGCATCAGATACTACAATCATTAATGACACAGCGAATGTTATTACAGTAAACGTTCTTGGTGACCTTCACACACAAAATAACATGACTGTTGAATCAGGTGGAAGTTATTTTGGTGATGGTACAACTCTCACTGGCGTTGCTTTGTCGTCTGATATGACCAGTAATGCTTCACGTATAAGTAATCTTGAAACGTCTAATACTTATTTGTGGTCTAATCTAACGAATTTATCTTTTGATGATGTAGTTAATGTAAACAATGCAACTTCCAATACAGTTCAGTTCACAAACCCGACGACTGCTCTCGTCACAGATCTCACATCGAACGTCGATATAAAGTTGAATCAATTATCGAATGTCGTTATAACAAGTCCACAAACTGACCAACTTCTCGTGTATGATGGCACCGACTGGGTCAATGAATACAACATACACAACTTTATTAAAGTACACAATACGACTGGATCGACGCTTTATAAAGGCAATGTCGTTTACATCGTAGACTCTTTCAACAATAACGTCTCAAACGTGGGGTTAGCTAAATCCGACAGTTCTTCAACTATGCCTGCGATCGGTCTCATTCACGAGAATATCTCGAATGGTCAAGAAGGAAGTGCGGTGGCATATGGTAAGGTGCAAGGTATAGATACTACCGGTTTTACAGAAGGACAAACAGTCTATGTCAGCAATACGAGTGCTGGTAACATCATGAACATAAAACCATATGGTCTGACAGATCAGATTCAAAACGTTGGTATTTGTATTAAAGTTCATCAGAATAACGGCATCGTGTTCGTCACTGGTGTGGGGCGTTCCAATGATATTCCCAACGCCCTCGTCGTCGCCGATGAAACTGACATCAACTATGTATATGTCAATAATACAAACAACGACTTCAAAAAAATCGAACCTTCGAACCTTCTCACACAACTCCAAACACTTGAACAAGTTGTGAACACTGGAAATACTGTATCAAACGTTATAAATGTCACGGGACTTACTACGACAGCAAATGTTGAGGTAGGTTCTAATATTTCAATCGCGGGCTTAACTACAAACAAATTTCCTATAGTGGGTGCTGGAAATGTTTTAGAAGACTCACTCATTTCTAAAGCCAATGGGACGATTGTTATTTCATCAGATGTAGAAATTTTAGGAAATATTCTCGTCGATGGCAATTCTTATACAATCGATTCTAACTCTCTCGTGATTAATGATCGTATCATTGGTATCGCGAATAATAATGTGTCACACGAACTCGATGTGGGTATCATCATGCAACACCCCGGAAAGAACATCGCATTAATTCATCACGGAGAAGCTCAAGGAGACCAAGATCCACATGATCACACATTTACGATAGGATACACACAGAATACGATTACAGATAATCACATTTTCGACGACTCGAATCTTATAACTGTTGAAATTTTGGGAAATCTCATCACACAAAATAATTTAACAGTAACGTCAGGAAGTTATTACGGTGACGGTACAACATTAACTGGTGTTGCCTTATCAGCTGAGCTATCTGATAATGCTTCGCGGATTTCTAACTTGGAAACATCCAATGACTACATATGGTCCAATATTTCTATTTTGGAAAATGCGAACAGTGTTCAAGGTGGTCTTATCACCGACTTAAGAACTGATTTATCAGATAACGCTTCGCGGATTTCTAACTTGGAAACATCCAATGATTACATATGGTCCAATATTTCTATTTTGGAAAATGCGAACAATGTTCAAAGTGGTCTTATCACCGACTTGAGAACTGATTTATCCGATAACGCTTCGCGGATTTCTAACTTGGAAACATCCAATGACTACATATGGTCCAATATTTCTATTTTGGAAAATGCGAACAATGTTCAAAGTGGTCTTATCACCGACTTGAGAACTGATGTTGATGCAAACGATGGACGCCTAGATCTCTTGGAACCACGAGTGACAAATCTAGAAACATCCAACGAGCACATATGGTCAAACTTACAGTCACTCACTTTTGATGATGTCGTTAATGTCAATAACGCAACATCGAATACCGTCCAATTCACGAATACAGGTACTTCACTCATAGCCAGTGGAACTGTAGAGGCGGCGGTATTCAAGGGAAGTGGTGCGCAACTGACAAACATTCCTCCGAGTGCCATCACGGGAACACTGAGTCAGTGGTCGGACGGGGCAAACAACGATGTATACATTGCTAGTAATGTCGGTATAGGAAATGTACACACACTCACGAGTAACACGTTACAAGTTGGTGCAAATTTGTACGTCCGCGATGCAGGTGCGAATGTTCTGACCGTTCACGGAAATGTCGTATCTACGGGAAAGTTTTTGGGTGATGGAACAGAACTTACCGGAGTGGCTTTAGAATCCGATCTAACAGCGAATGTAATACGCATTTCTAAATTAGAAGATGCGAACACTGTTCAAGAGGGTTTGATTACTGATTTAACTTCGAACCTTTCCAGTAACGCTTCGCGGATTTCTAACTTGGAAACATCCAATGATTACATATGGTCCAATATTTCTAACTTGGAAACATCCAATGATTACATATGGTCCAATATTTCTATTTTGGAAAATGCGAACAATGTTCAAAGTGGTCTTATTACCGACTTGAGAACTGATTTATCCGATAACGCTTCGCGGATTTCTAACTTGGAAACATCCAATGACTACATATGGTCCAATATTTCTATTTTGGAAAATGCGAACAATGTTCAAGGCGGTCTTATCACCGACTTGAGAACTGATGTTGATGCAAACGATGGACGCATTACAAATCTCGAAACAGATCTCGCTCCGATCAGAACATCGACGACGGGTGATATCATATACGCGAGTGCGACGAATACACTTAATCGACTCGGAATAGGGAGTTCGGGTGACGTGTTATCTGTATCCGCGAGTGGAATACCTGAATGGTCTTCGGGTGGAACCGGTGGTGTGTGGAGTACAAACGCGGAAGGTGAAATTTATTTCACGACGAGTAACGTCGGTATCGCAAACGCCGATCCCGGTCACGAATTAAGCGTCGGGTCAAATTTGTACGTGGATGACGATGGATCGAATGTTTTGGTCGTCAGCGGTAATATATCCGCCGATGCACTCACACTAGGTGACGTCGCAATTGTCCCGTCATATGGTCTAGATGCCGTGACAACTGAGAGTAACATTACCAATCAGGTCGTTCAATTTAATAATCCCACGACAGGGTTCGTAACCGCCTCGAACGCGGTGGTCGGTGGAACCCTCTCGATAGAGAACTTTGAGATTGTTCAATCGTACGGTCTCGAGAATGTGACGAACGTGAATAATTCGACAGAAGATACTATTATTTCAACTAACGTCACAACGGGATTCCAATCGACCGCGAACATATCCGTCGGACGTGACGCGATCATATCGGGAAATGTGTCGATCGGGGGTATCATGACAATGGGTACAGTCAATGTCGTGGCTCGACATAGCTTACAGGGTGTGACGGACATGGGAAATACAACTACACACACGATTCAGTTTACGAATCCCACGACGAGTCTCGTCGCGACGGGGAATGTGGAGGTGGGTGGTACGATTCACGGGTACACAAAAATATCCGCATCTGGAGGAACCGAATCAACTACCAACGCTCCGGGGCATAAAACACACACGTTTACGAGTGATGGAACCTTTAATGTAACAACCCCCGGACTCGTAGAATATTTGGTAGTAGCCGGTGGTGGAGGTGCCCCGGGTCGTGATATAGGTGGAGGTGGAGGTGGTGGTGGTGTTAAAACCGGAACTTTATTGATACCCGCAGGAACGTATATGATAACGGTAGGTGCGGGAGGTCAAGGTAAATATGACATGGCGTCTGATTTATCGGGTATGAAAGGAGGTAATTCGTCGATAGGAACGTTTGTTGAATCAATCGGTGGTGGTGGAGGCAGAGATTTTAATACAGATTTACCTAATAACGATTACGAAGGTGGGAGTGGAGGAGGAGGGGCGGGTGAAGCCGCTAATGGACGCTTAGAACCAGGATTCGGTATTCTTCCACAGGGAAATGAGGGTGGTAGGGGAGAAGTGAATGGTCAGACAACATATGGTGGTGGTGGTGGTGGAGGTGCTGGAAGGCGGGGTAAAAGTGCCGCGGAGGGAAGACATGGTGGTGATGGTATTCAAAGTAGTATTTCTGGAACATCTACATATTATGGAGGTGGAGGTGGTGGAGCGGGTCATAGAACTTCCGGAAACGGAACAGAAGGTAACGGTGGATTGGGAGGAGGTGGAGATTGTAATCAATCCACGACAACATCCGATAGGAATGGAACAGATGGTCTAGGTGGAGGGGGTGGAGCTTCTAGAAATACAACATTAACAGGTGGCAGTGGTGGCTCGGGAGTCGTGATCATACGTTATTTATCTTAAAAATAACCTCCCCTCATAGTAGATATGTCAGGGTACGGTATACTCGATTATGAAGGCATGAATCAAGCAATATATCGTGGGGCGACGTCCAATATCGTTGTCGACACACAAAAGATGGGTATAGGAATCGGTGTCGACCAGAACGGACCCTCATCAAATTTACACGTCGTGGGAAATACGCGCCTCGAAGGTGATATCAATATGATTCATACCTCGAACACCTCCTCAATGAAAGTGAACTCCAATGTCGTCACAGAGTTCCCCCGATCCAAGAAACTCATTAGGTATCCGAGGGTGGCTTTGACTGCAGCCTCGGGTGAAAGTTCTGGATATCAGGGATATTACGTTACCGAAAGTAGTAATGCAGCGAATGACCTAGACCGAACAAGTTGGAAGGCGTTCAATATGACATTTAGTACCGCGGATCCAGATGACACATGGACAAATGATGAAGGAACCAACTATAATGGAACTGATAATACATATAATGGAAATATAAATTTGGGAACGGGGGCTGTTAATGGTGAATGGATAAAACTACAATTACCACACAAGATTAGATTAGAGTATATGAAAATTTGGTTGAGAGGTGATACTGACTCGACCCGTATTCCTGAAGACTGGATACTTTATGGTTCAAATGATAATTTAAATTGGACACCACTTCTTTCCATAACCGGGCAAGGAGCTAAAAATGAGAACCAGTATAGCGTAAACGCGACCTCGGTATACGACTATTTCGCCGTCGTTGTCACTAAAATCTCTGGTCAACCTAACTATTTCCGTATAGTGGAACTCGAATACTTCGGCCTCCCCGAATACGACCCCGACGCCGCTGGTGTGGACGTGAAAGTGGCATCCTACCCCAACGTGCCCAACACGGATTGGTTGGAGGTCTACTATGATGCGAAAGAGAGCTCGAGTTACCCTGGTACTGGGGGGACTGTACTGGATCTGAGTGGGAACCAAATTAATGGAACACTTTCAACATCCGGTGGATTTGAAGATATTAATGGTGTTAAAGCATTTACTTCATCTGGATCAACACCACATGCCTTGACTGCGACTACAACACTAAATGGTTCCCCCGCGATGTCATTTAGTATGTGGGTAAAGTTTGATACCTTTTCAAGTGGTAACAGTATCATATATTTGTTAGGTAATGCAAACGTCAATAATCAGATGGTATGGGTAGCTGCCAGTTCAAATGGTTCTAAGTGGCTGTTAGCGAATGGTGGAGGTGGAGCTTATTATGAATATGGTAATGAAAGTTTGACCCTTCAGTCATGGATACATGTGACTACAGTATACTCGGGTGGTACATACCCTGACGGGTTGTCTCTATACGTAAATGGTAAATTACTAAACTATTCATCTTTTAATGGTTTAGGTAGTTCACTTACTTTACCAACCAATTCACCACTGGTTATTGGATGGTATTCTAGTAATAATCAATTTGATGGCTCCATCGCAAACTTCCGCCTCTTCAACCGAGCCATCACATCCGACGAAGTGTGGCAGCTTTACTCCTATCAGAAGGAGTATTTCGGTCACGGTGACTTAAGCATGACCCTCAAGGCTGGGCGCCTAGGGATTGGGACGTCGGAACCGAGAGCGGCTTTGGATGTGCGTGGAGACGTTCACATAAGTGGGAATCTAAGAAAAACGAGAGCTCGAATGATTCGACAGGAATCGGGTAATATATCGTTTAGCCAAGATGGATGGCAAACCTTTATTTCTTATGGTGAAGAGTGGACAGCCTATTCGAGTAATCCCTTGTACTCGGTTTCAATTACAGGAGACTATGTCGATGGTACCTCTCGAGGCATAAATTACAGGTTGGCTGTTAAAAATCAACGCACCGGGGAAGTTGTGTATTTTCCAAGTAGCTCGGGTTGGACGAAGTACCATTATACGACCCATACCCGTTTAGATGGACACGGGTACCTCGGGATCATGTCCGGTTTAATACCGGGTGACTCATATGTAGTCGCCCTAGACGTGGATCCTAATAGTGCGAGTAATTATCAGTGGGCTTCCAATTTCGGAACCATTACAGGTCTTGTATGGGATTAAACAAAAGCCGTTGGCTTTTGGGTGTTTAAAAAAACCTCCCCTCATAGTAGATATGTCAGTAGACGCGAATGCTGAATTTTTAGAATTTCGTAACGTCGATAAGATTAAATTTATAGGTACGTCGTCGAACACTATCATCGATACGACCACTGGGCGGTTAGGCATTGGAACAGATACACCGGCATATGCCATAGATGTTCGCGGGACAGCCAACGTCACGGCGCTCAGTGGAATCACAGATTTCAATTTCCAACCAACGAGTAATACCGCCTCCATCGAATACGATTCCAACGTCGTCACGGAGTTTAATAGGTCAAAGAAACTTATTAAGTATCCGAGGGTGGCTTTGACTGGGTCGACGTCTGGGGGGTATACGGCACAAACGAGTTCTATTAATGTAAGTACTCAAGATGCGTGGTATGCTTTCGATAACATTGAACCAGATGATAATACTTCTAGATGGAGAACAGCTAATCTAAGGTATACAAATAGTGGCGCTACACCTCCGAATGAGTATCTTTTTACGGGATCTGAAGCTGGTGATTGGATTAGTATAGAATTACCTGAAAAGATGAAACTTGTGTATTACACAATGACAGGAATACATACACATACACCACAAGAAGGTGTTATTTATGGGTATGATTCCGATACTTCCACTTGGCACAGGGTTTCGACGTTTTATTTTAATACAACTAGTTACCCTATTAATAACACACCAATATTCTCCCCTGAATTTCATACAGAAGAAGCTGTTGGATTGTATTCGAAATATGCCATGATTGTTACCAAAACAAACGGTTCCGACGCCCCTTCTTTATATGAGTGGAAACTTTACGGCCTCCCCGAATACGACCCCGACGCCGATGGTGTGGATGTGAAGGTCACCTCCTACCCCAACGTGCCCAATACGGATTGGTTGGAGGTCTACTATGATGCGAAGGACTTGGCGGACGGGGCTGTGACATCCGTCGATGACCTCACTCCAAGTGGTACAAATGATGGAACGGCAACGAATGTTACCGTTTCCGATGGAGCGTTTGTTTTTAATGGTACAAACAGTAACGTAACGACAGGTACAACACTTTCAGATGGTGCATACCCACACTCAGTGAGTTTGTGGTACTATACTAACGACGATCCTTCGGCACTGGCTGATTATCTGTTTCAATTGGGAGATAATACAGAAAATAATAGTCCAAGCATCAACATAAACGGTGCCACATTTTATCTTTCATTCTATGGCAATTATTTATCTAACTCAGTAGCAAGCACCGGTATACAAGCTAAAAAATGGGTTCAAATATCATACTCATATGACGGTGGTCCTACAACAGCTAATAACCCAGTCGTTTATATTGACGGAAAACAAATCACGATGTATGGCCCTCTAGGAAATTCCGCTGGTTCGGCATTGAGTTTAGTTTTGGGAACGGATCCAAATGTTCATCTCACGATTGGTTCGAGAAGAAATGGTACGTTACCCGTAAATGGTAAAATAGCAAACTTCCGCCTCTTCAACCGAGCCCTGACCTCCGACGAGATTTGGCAACTTTACGCCTACCAGAAGGAGTATTTCGGGTACGGAGATCTCTCTATGACTCTCAAAGCGGGGCGGCTCGGGATCGGGACGTCGGAGCCTCGGGCAATGTTGGATGTGAGAGGTCGAATTACGAGAGAATATAATCCAGGTGAAATTATAGAGACGATACAAGGGAAGGCGAATGGAACATACGTGAAAGTTCAATCCGGTACATATTTATTACCTAATGTTGGTACTTACCAGGATTTGACGAGCACACACACGAGAATCACTGGAAGTAATTTTGAGTACACACCGCCACCTGGAACTACTAGGGTTATATACGAGTTTTGGTGTTTCATGAGACAGGGAAATGCTCGACCGATTTTACATTTTCAGGGAAGGGTAGACGGTACAATAGTTAATGACTCAAGGCATACCTATAGAGATAACAACGAAACAACGGGGAGCGATCCGCAAAAATGGATCTATAATCATATGTGTATATCTATAGGCGAAGTTTCGAGTGATAACATTGCGGGTGGACAAGTAGCGACGTGGAACGGTCCAAGAACGATTGATTTTACTGCTAGAGAGTACAGTGATAGTTATGAAGGTAGATTACACAATACGAATCACTGGGATGGTGAAGGTGGTGATATTCTCGTTCGACCGACTATAAAGATTACCGCTATTGCTTAATAAATACATTTCCTCCAAAGTGCAACCCACTTTGTAAGAAAAAGAGTTCCAAGTGCGAAGCACTTGTCCCGTATCAAACAAAAGCCGTTGGCTTTTGGGCGTTTAAAAAAACCTCCCCAAATAATAGATATGTCTACCATTCAGGGTGATGACACGTTCCTTGATATCGAGAATGCTCACCTTCGTGTAACCGGAAACGTTCACGCGGAGAACGTAAATCTCGGCTCTATTCGTGTAAACCCCACGTATGGATTATCGACTGTGACCAATGTTGGAAACACCACATCGAATACGGTTCAGTTTACGAATCCGACGACATCTTTAACAACAACCGGAAACGTTGAAGTCGGTGGTATACTCACACTCAATACGGTTCAATTACAAACGAACGAAACACTCGCGAGTGTCACCAATGTGGGGAACGCAACCTCCGAGACGGTTCAGTTTACGAATCCCACGACGAGTTTCGTCGCGACGGGGAATGTGGAGGTGGCAAAGGAACTCACGGTGTCGGGGAATGTGGAGATGACAGGGACAGGTGCCCTCACACTTCCGAGTGGTACGACCGCACAACAGCCCACGGGTGTTTCGGGGATGATTAGATATAACACAACGGTAAATAGATTAGAAGTATATAACGGAAATGTGTGGCAGGTTCTTGGTGGTGTGTCGGCTACCGGGGGAACTGTTACACAGTCTGGTGGATACAAAATACACACATTTACAAGCGACGGAACTTTCACTGTAAACTCGGGTGGAGATGTTGAATATCTTGTAGTTGGTGGAGGCGGAGGGGGTGGCAGTGGTCTATCTACCAGTTCAACGCGCGGAACAGGTGGTGGAGGGGCGGGAGGCTTGTTAGCGGGTTCATTTAGCATGACTAGTGGCATATATAGCATAACAGTTGGGGTCGGTGGGGCTGGTGCAACTGGAAGCGGACAAACTGGAACGAATGGCACCGATTCCACGTTCAACAGCCAAACTGCTTACGGGGGTGGTGGCGGTGCACAACAAAATGCACAGGGAAATTCAGGCGGTTCCGGGGGAGGAAACGGGAATTTAAAAACAACAAGTGGTGGTGCCGGTACATCTGGACAAGGAAATGCCGGTGGGAGTGCCTCGGGTGGTGTAGGCGGTGGTGGTGGCGGAGGAGGAGCTGGTAGTGCAGGTGGAAATGGATTTAATAATAACAGCGAAGGTGATACGGGTTATGGTGCCGCTGGAAATGGTATACCTTCTAGTATAAGTGGTACATCCATAACATATGCGACCGGTGGAAGAGGGGGTGGGAGAGGCAATAGTGGCGTTACACCAAACCCACAAAAAGCTACATCGGGTACGGATGGAAAAGGTGAAGGTGGTAAAGGTGCACAAGGTGGTTTAAATGGTCGGGGTGGAGATGGCGGTGATGGAATCGTGATAATAAGATATTTAATATAAATATACAATGTCATACTTTTCAAAAATAAATCCAGAAACAAATGAGGTATTGGATGTTCACATAGCAAAAAGTAAATTATGGTGTGAATATCACTACGGTGGTATGTGGGTACAAACTTACAAAAAAACACCCAATAAAAATTTTTCTGGTATAGGTTGGACATACCACCCAGACAAAGATAATTTTTCATCCCCTCGACCCTTCCCTTCGTGGACCCTCGATGACAATTGTAACTGGCAACCCCCAGTTCCACATCCCTCAGACGATAAAATGTACACGTGGAATGAAGAAACCCAATCATGGGATGAGGAAGATCTCCTCACGTAAAACATAGGGAAGAGTAATCTCCTGTTTCGATCTTTGTTGACCTTGGTACAAGTATTGCGAACTCGGGTCATCATAGCTTTTCTTAAACACGACCGCTCGGTCGTTGTAATATTTTCCATCTCCGGATTTGTAAATGTATGGACATCTCACACATTTATCATCTACAAAATCCGACTCGGTTATGGGGGCGATAGGTTTTTTATCAATGAGACTCATCGTTGTTTTCAGGATAGATTTCATGGCATTCGGTTGGTTCCCTAATGTTTGTTGAAGATGCTTGATGAGGTCTATAATTAACGGACCCAATTTTGTTTGATCGAGTCCTAAAAGTTTGAGTTCAGTTTCTGAAAATTTCACAACGGAATCAACCCACTCAGACATTTTATACTTTATACATATGAAGTTTTTAACCCCTATCAAGTGACCCTGTCACTTAAAAAAACCTCCCCTCATAGTAGATATGTCAACGTTACGTGGAGATACGTACCTTAACATCGAGGACGCACACCTCAGAGTCACGGGGAACGTTCACGCGAACGCATTTAAACTTGGTCTCGTCGAGGTCGTTCCGGGATATTCACTCGCGAGTGCCACCAACGTGGGAAATACAACATCACAGACCGTCCAGTTTACGAATCCCACGACGAGTTTCGTGTGTACCGGAAGTGGTGGGGCAGTTTTTCCAACGGGAACGACCGCACAACAACCTACGGGTGTAGAGGGGATGGTGAGGTTTAATACAACGACGAATAAAATGGAATTTTATAATGGAACAGTCTGGAATACCATTTCTGGATATGATTCTGTGACTGCTTCGGGTGGTTCTATAAATGACGTAACTGTGGATGGGAAAATGTATCGCACACATACATTTTCTACTGTAGGAACATCATCGTTCATAGTAACGAATGGTGGAAACGTTGAGTGTTTAATTGTCGCGGGTGGTGGCGGTGGTGGTGGTAGATATCACGCCGGTGGTGGCGGCGGTGGTGGTGTGATTCAACTTACCAATGTTGACGTCACACCGACCACGTATTCAATTGTGGTCGGTGACGGTGGAACTGCCGGTTTAGCTAGCACCGGGGATCCTGGATCCCAGATTGGTAATAACGGTCAGGATTCATCCGCGTTTGGATACACAGCAATTGGTGGCGGTGGTGGTGGTTCAAATGGAAGTTCTACCGTTGCGATAGGGAGATCTGGAGGGTCTGGTGGCGGTGGTGGTGGAACTGGTAACAATGCTTCACACCAAAGTGGTGATGGCACATCAGGTCAGGGTCATAGGGGTGGTATTGGACTTGGAACTTCAACGTCGGGGAGTGAACGTGTCGGCGGAGGTGGCGGTGGTGCGGGAGGACGAGGCATGCACGCCGCAGCTTACAGAACTCGGGATCCAGGTGATGGAGGACCAGGGATCCCATCAACAATTTCAGGAACACTTACATATTATGGTCCCGGAGGTGGAGGTGGTGGCGAGGCAGAAACTACTAATATGGGCCTTGGAGGTATCGGTGGTGGTGGTAATGGCGGTAATGGTTCTCGTATAGAAACAGCTGGGGAAGATGGTAAAGGTGGTGGTGGCGGTGGATCGAACAGTTCAATTAACGGTGTAGGACATGGTGGGTCGGGTGTGGTCATAATACGTTATCGTTTATAATTAAACCATTACATTTCCTCCAAAGTGCCTCCCACTTTGTAAGAAAATACTCTCCCCTCATAGTAGATATGCCACTCACATCACCAGACGGCTATTTAGACTTTACCAACGCAGTTCCCAGGGCTGTGAAAATGGTCGCCACATCCAACGTGGGTATAGGTACATCATCCCCCATATACGCCCTAGATGTTCATGGAACCTCAAACACAGGACCACTCACGGTCTCGAGTTTGACCCTCGCGAATGGTGCGATCGAAGGGGATTTGAATATCAGTGGAAATTTGGTGTATACATCGAACACGACGACCATTGTGAATTCCAATGTAGTGGTGGAATATACGGGACCTCATGGGAGGGAGCCAAAGGAGGTGCCTTTGAAAAAGTACCCAGAAATTGTTTTTGAAGAGGGGAAGTTTGATGAAAATGGTTTGACATTATTACCCATTCAAACTCAAGCTGGATATACAGTCTCTGCAAGTAAAGCGAGCACAGATTATGGGCAGCAGTTGACAGTATTCGATGGTATTACAGGTGCTACACAGGGTCTTCGTATGTGGAGACCTTACGCTTATAATGGTGGAACTACACAATTGTATAACACCGGAACTGGTTTATATGACCCAACAGCTATAACCGCTGCTGGTGAAGAAGTAGCTCAACTTGATACAAACACGGAACAAGGTGAATGGATTTCTGTAGAAATGCCCAAATCCATTAAACTAAAATATTTTAATATATTTACACAATTTAACAGTATTGGTAATCTGGTTGATTCTGGACATTTATACGCTAAAAATGCATCGAATGATTCGTGGGTAAAGATACATTCATTTAGCGGCGCTACAACTACATCTGTAGAAGTTCCAACAATACATCACGTAAACTCTACAACTCCATACAAATATTTCGCTCTTATTGTCACTAAGAGTGCTGGTGGTCAGCCTACGATAGGCGAATGGGAACTCTACGGCTACGAAGAGGACCCACCCGCTGGCGACACTTCCGTAGACACCACCTTCAAGTCGGTCCTAAACACTCCCCAAACGACTGGGGCCCAAGTGTACGTCGATGGGAACCTAGGTGAGACCTTCACAAACCGCGTCACCGGTCCAACCGTTTCCAACACCCACACGACCTACGTGAGTGCGGGGAAATACTGGGAACTCACGGGTGCCCTCACGTCCAATGTGACCCTCGAGGCCAATACCTTCTTGGAGGGTGACCAACCCCACGCGGTCTCCGTGTGGTTCAATTCTTCGAACCTGGAGGCTAATACCGCAAATACGTGTGTCTTTACGATTTCGGATCAAGAGAATCTAGACTCCTATAACTTAGACCTCCAATCCAATACATGGCACAACCTCACATACTCCTACCAAGGTGAAGGTGGCTCCCGAGTCACCTACCTGGATGGACGGAAGGTGGCGGAAGACCAAGCCGAAGATACTTTCGGGGACTATCCACCCTTCGCGATGACTGGGTACTCACAAGGTGGGTATGTTGTGAGTACGAATAACTTTTACACAGCTACCAATAATGAAAGAGACCCATGGCGAGCTTATGATGGATTGACTGATTCCGATTCAACAAATTGTTGGGGAACGAAAACGGGTGATTCGTTTCAAACATCTGGTGAAGGTCTCGCACAAAATAACACGAGTGGTAATCCTGACACATTTATAGATGAGACTGGCACTTTGCACACGGGTCACTGGAACAAAATAGAACTTCCACATAAATTACAAGTTGATTACATTTCTATATATTGTGAACTTAACGATGTCAGAGTTCCTGGAAAAGTAGCTATATTGGGCAGTAATGACGATGAAAAATGGTATTTGCTTAAAGATGTCACAACAAATCTCGATTTCACGACTGCTACACCACAAGTAGTTCCCATGGAAAATAATAAAAATAAAGGGTTTAAATATTTGATTTTAGTAGTTAAAACAGTTCCATCTCTCAACGGAGCTGTTACAATCAGAGAGATTTCTTATTATGGCCACCGCGAGAACGACCTAGTCCGCCTTCCCGATCCCACCCACGTCTTGAAGTATCCGCACATCATCATAAATGAACCAGTGAAACGAGGGTATGTAGTAAGTCAAAGTTCCGAACTCGTGCCACCGAATTCCACTGGTTCTTATCAGGGTTATAATATCTTTGACGGTGATTTAGTTTTTGATGGGGGAAATACTAATACACCACCCAATGGAACTGCGTGGATTACAGGGAATAGTAAATATGACAGTTCGGGAAATCCTACCGGAACGGCGGCGACTACGAATGTAACTGGTCAAAATCCACTCTCAACACCCGGTGAATGGTTTCAACTTGAATTACCACATAAAGTGAAGTTATCTTCTATTCGTGTCATGGGAACTACAGAAAATGCTACCAATTTAGCTAGTAGGTCACCAGTCAATGCCGTTTTAGCGGGTAGTAATGACGGATCTACATGGACAACTGTTTTAACATATACGAATACTTCTTGGACAACTCTTAGCGAATTTAAGAGTTTTCCCGCGAACGTCGACTCGACGAATGCGTATAAATATTTTAGATTTATAATCACAAAAAACGGTGGTAATGATAATGCATCTCTTCAAGCATTTGAGTTTTACGGCACAGAAGAGGCCACCCCAGTCCCCATTCAAATCGGCGGTGGGAACATCGATAAGGTGGCCAACTTTAGGGTCTACGACAAGTTTATTGGGGAGGACCAAGCCCTCGAGATTTGGGACGCTCAAAAGGACGAGTTTGGGCGGGTCAAATCCTCGATGACTTTACAGAAAGGTCGGCTCGGGATAGGCACGACGGAACCGGAAGGAAGATTGGCGGTCTTGGATGAACCTGATCCAGATGCGTATGGACTCCGAGAGTATCCTCCGAAACCTTTAGCTGGGTACAAAACGCACATCGAAGGGCACGGGGAGTTTTGTGTGAGTGTGAGCAGTAATAACACAGATACTTACGCGGGGTGGAAAGCTTTTAATAAAATTTTCACCGGCGGTGAAGGATGGATGTCGGAAGGTGATCCAGATACCTATACACAGGGTTCAGGTTTACCTAATAGTACAACAGCGGTGTTTAATGGCAAACAGGGTGAATGGTTACATATAGAATTACCTTATAAGATACGTTTAAAGAAAACTACCATTTTACAGCGTACAAGTAGCGATCATCCCAGACCCACTGGTAGTTTTACAATTTGGGGTTCGAATGATACATTTAACTGGGACGAAATTATAACCGGTACACACACTCGCAATGTCGCGGACAATGAAACAACTGGTGATCCTATAAACCGAGATATCGATACTTCAAAATTCTATTCGTCGTATGTGTTTCAGGTACACAGTATTATTGTAACAGGTGGAAACGAAGATACATGTCATGTAGCTGAATGGAAACTCTTCGGATACCGCGAACAACTCACGAAACAATCCGTCCTCCACGATGGCCAACTGACCCTCACGAAGAACCTCAACGTTCCCCGCATAGGGCCGGCTCTCGACGCGGACGATACACCGAGGCGTGACCGACTCGTCGTGGAATACAATACCTCGACCAACCCCACGTTCGAGGGGGCTGTAAGGGACACGAGTGGAAGGGAGAATGACGGGGTGTTGTTAGAATCAGCGAGGTATGATGCGAGTGATAAAGCTTTCGTATTTGATGGAGCTGGAGGACCTATAGAACGTAGAGATTTTAGGGAATTTAAGGGAAATCAACCGTTTACGGCATCTATGTGGTTTAAAAAAGATGATGATCATTGGGGCACATTATTATCGATCGCACCCACTTCTGGTGAAGCAGCAGACTCATGTATTATTCTAACAGTAGCATTAGCATCGTCGGGGCGTAGCATCGATTATCAATTTTTTGGTTCCGACTATCGATACAATCCTACAGTAAACCTGGGATCTTGGCACCACGTCGCTATTACATATAGTGGAGGTACAGTTGGATCGGACCATTTTAATGACCGCGGTGGACGTGACCTATATTTTGATGGGGTTTTAATCACACCTGCGTCTGAAACTGTAGACACGGGTGATGTATTAAACCTTCCAAATAATCCGGTCTTAAGAATAGGTGAACGTGTAAACAGCGCTAACCATTTCGACGGCTCCATCTCCAACTTCAAACTCTACGACACGGTCCTCACCGCCTCAGAAGTCAAGACCCTTTACAATATGGGTCGGTGTGACGAGGGCCACCACGTGGTGAACTTCTCGAAGACTCGGGTCGGGATCGGCTTAGGGGATGGGGAGGCTCCTCGGTCTGCTCTGGATGTGCGAGACCTTATTTATGCCGAGTCATCCACCGTACGAACGTTCACTGGGCAACATATATGTTTCCCAGATGAGTCTATGGAAACAGGTCTCATCGTTTCAGCTAAAAAGAACCAATATGTGAAACTGAACGGATTAGCTACCGGTAAACGAGCAATCACGATTGATGAGTCTCTTCCGATTGTTTCTCTTTCGAACGTGGCTCAAGATAAAGCGTGTTTTGGAGTTGTTTCTAAAATGGAAGAATCAAACGAAGTATACAGAACGGAAGTAACTGGAGGACTCGTTTCCGAATCTATAAAGATTGCTGGTGATAACCGCGCCATAGTGAACTCTGTGGGTGAGGGTGCCATTTGGGTAGTGAATACCAATGGGTCCCTGGAGTCCGGTGACTACATCACGACCTCTAACGTGGCGGGCTACGGTCAGAAACAAGCGGACGATGTGCTTCACAACTACACGGTCGCCAAGATTACGATGGATTGTGATTTCACAGGATCCAACGTCGCTGTTCAGACCATCAAACGCGAAGAGACGGGACTTCGCACAATCACAGAAGATACTTGGAATGAACTCGTGGATTACGATCGTTCTTCCAACACGGAGACCCAATATTCGAACACTTTAGTACCTTCGGCCTACTCGGGTCAATCGGGATACACACCTAGGGAGGTTACCACCATCGTGGACTACACGGATGGATCCAACACGATCTCGATCGAGGAATGGTCCAACTTAGAATCGAACATTCAAAACACGTACCAAAGCAATACCTTCACGGAAATTGTTGACTATACGAAATTCATAAGCCTTAGTGAATGGTCTAACCTGACCGTCGATGTTCAAAACACATACTCGGAAGCTGAAATTACCACGTATTACCAGATTCAGAGAGGTGAGAATGTCCTCGACGAAAACGGTCAGCTCCAATTTGAGGACAAGACGGGTGCGACCGAGGCACCCTACGAGAGACGTTTCTTAGACGCTTCAGGTGCCCAAACAGATGAGGCGAACGCGGTACACATGGCGGCGTTCGTGGGGTGTACGTATCACTGTGGGTGAGACCGAAGGTCTCTGGTCGTACATGAAAAAATAAACAAACCTTACAAACTGTATCAGAGTTTCTAAGGACTTGTTCCCGTACCAAGTGACTCCGTCACTTAAAAAAACCTTCCCAAATAGTAGATATGTCGATAGATCCCTCAACATCAGGGACACTCGATTTCAAACAGGCGAGTAAAGTTACGTTTGTAGGAAGTTCATCAAACACGGTCATCGACACGGTCACGGGAAGTTTTGGAATCGGTGTAGATGTAAACGGACCATCGTCTAATTTACACGTCGTGGGAAACACTCGTCTCGAAGGTGATATTAATATGCTCCACACCTCCAATAACGCGGCGATCAAGTTGAACTCAAATGTCGTCACGGAGTTCCCCCGATCCAAGAAACTCATCAAGTATCCGAGGGTGGCTTTGACCCAAAACGATGAATCTGGGACGAGTGGATACGTGGCGAGTGCCAGTCGTGAAAATGGTGTTAGACAGGCATACACCGCATTTGATGGTGATGATACTACATTTTGGCAGATTGTAAATAGTCCTGATCGATACGATACAAGTGGTAATGCTACATCTGATGCGACCTTATTTGAGGGAGATAATGGCGAATGGATAAAAATACTATTACCAGACAAAGTAAAAATCAGTTCTATTAGAAGAAGGGCAACTGGTTCCACTCGTCGACCCACAAAATGTAAATTATATGGTTCTAATGATGATACAACATGGCACTTCCTGGAAGATATCACATTTAGCAACACAGATTGGGCAGATGGGGATGTAAATACCAACAATTATTACAATTATTTCGTGTTACAAGTTCTCACAATAAGTGGGAATGGTCAGAATGTTGACATGAAAGAACTCGAACTCTTCGGCATCCCCGAATACGACCCCGACGCCGATGGTGTGGATGTGAAGGTCACCTCCTACCCCAACGTGCCCAACACGGATTGGTTGGAGGTCTACTATGATGCTAAAAACTATTCAGGGTCTGGTGATGTTCAAGATGAGACAGCTAACAATAGGGACGCTCAGATGAATGCGACGTTCGATAACGGCGAAATAAAAGCGTTTGATTTCAGTGGAGCATATACAAGTAACGTCACTACGAGTGACCACGGTTTAGGAACGGGAGATGTGACCTATAGTATGGCATATTGGTTCAAGAGAACGGCTAAAAGTAATGGAGCTAACAATGACTATATTATTATGATGGGTAACGGTGGCACCACAAGAAGTTCTATACTCATGCACATAATCAACGATGAACTTCATCTAGATCATTGGAGTGCTTCTATAAAATATCAGGGACCAATTATCTTAAATAAATGGTACCACGTCGTTGCAGGACATAGGGGTGGTGTTACTCCTAATCTTCAAAACGATTTCATATATATTGATGGGAAATTATCATCAATTTTTGGGGGTGGAACTGAGGGTAATTTTACTCTTGCAGGTAGTAAATTAACGTTAGGTAGTGAGCATAATGGAACAACTGAATATTTTAACGGCAAAATAGCAAACTTCCGTCTCTTCAACCGGGCCCTAACCTCCGACGAGATCTACCAACTCTACGCCTACCAGAAGGAATACTTTGGGCACGGAGACCTCTCCATGACCCTCAAGGCTGGAAGGTTGGGGATTGGGACGTCGGAGCCTCGGGCGGCTTTGGATGTGAGGGGTGATATAAGTTGTGACGGTGTCGTAAAACCGTATGCATGTGCATTCGCCGCGTACGCGTCGAGTGGTGGTAATAGTAGTACATCTGGAATATTTCCTGCAGATAGTGTTTACTTTAACATCGGAAATTGCTACAACACATCAACCTATGTGTTCACTGCTCCAGTTCATGGAATTTATCACATGTCGTTTTCGGCTTTCACAAACCAAAACCCTGCCAGTTCTAGTCGAATATACGGACTTTTAAATGGTGGTACTACTACGCAGGTGGGTGCTACTATTGAACAACACGGTAACTCGTTATCACACACGGTTGAAATGCAAGCAGGTGATACATTTCATTTTAACGGGGGATCCAGTGTTCCAATATATTATTTCGGGGCAGAAGGTCATAATCGTTTCTGCGGACATTTAATCTGTGCTTTATAATAATGAACAGACATGCTTGTGTGGTAAAGTTAATACAGGAAACAGGTGTAGAAGGTTGGTCTTGTGGTGAAACGTGGGAATCTATCCGTCTCCCCGAAGGATACGAAAAACCCCCAAAGGAGGAGTTCGAGGCCAAACTCCAAGAACTGATCGATGCTCAACCATGGAAAGAACTCCGTGCCGAACGTAACAAGCGTCTCACGGAGTGTGATTGGGTCGTCATTCGGGCGACATCTACAGACACACCCGTCCCCGAAGAGTGGAAGGCGTACATGCAAGCCCTCCGCGACCTTCCCGCCAATACAGAGGACCCCACGAACCCCGTTTGGCCCGTACGCTCGGATGAGGTGGTTCCCGTCGAAGAGACTCCCGTCGAAGAGACTCCCACTGAGTAAATCCCTTTCCTCCAAAGTGCAACCCACTTTGTAAGAAAAGGAGTTCCAAGTGCGAAGCACTTGTCCCGTATCAAACAACCAAAAGCCAATGGCTTTTCCCAGTTTAAAAAAACCTCCTCTCATAATAGATATGACCCTAACGAACGAGAGTGGGTACCTCAACGTGAATGATGCGCATCTCAGGGTAGAGGGTAATGTCCACGCATCTAACCTACTTCTCGGTAACATCAAAATTAATCCGGCATATGGTTTGAATGCGGTCACGACAACGAGTAATCTGACATCCAACACGGTACGATTCACAAATGCGACGACGGCGTTCACGACAACCGGGAATGTCGAAGTTGGTAAAAACCTCACAGTTACCGGAGATTCCACGGTAAGTGGAAATGCCACGATAAGTGGAAATGCCACGATAAGTGGAAACGTCTTTTTCACGTCGAACGTGACCACGAGTGTGGATTCCAACGTGGTGGTGGAACACAAGGGACCTCACAGGAGGGATCCAAAGGATGTGCCTTTGAAAAAGTACCCAGAAATTGTTTTTATGGAGGGGAAGTTTGACGGAAACGACTCGACAAATACCTATGTCCAAGCGGGGTATACGGTGACGGCGAGTAGTCGAGTAGCATTGGATGATTATAAACCATATAACGCGTTTAATGGTACGGTAGTTGATGACATTGATGCATGGGTGTCGGGTACCTTTTACACAGCAAATGGGGGTGATGGTACGCGTCAAACAATCACCTGGACTGGGAGTACACAACATAACGGTGAATACATCAAATTAAAATTACCCCATAAACTCATTGTCAAACATATGAACATTAAAGCGCGTTATGGTGGTCTTGAGAGAACTTTACCAAGAGCATTTACAATTATCGGCTCCAATGATAACACAAATTGGGAAACTATTCATCAAGAAACACGAACAGCAAATCCTAACGAGAATGAAACACATGTAATGAATGGTCTGAGTAAGAATACAGCTTTCATATACATAGCATTAGTCCCCAAAAATCTAGGATCTACACACACAGGAACCTCATGTTCCATCGGCGAACTCGAATACTACGGCTACGAGGAGGACCCACCCGCGGGTGATTCGTCCCTCGACACCACCTTCAAGTCGGTTCTAAACACCCCCCAAACGACTGGGGTCCAAGTCTACGTGGACGCCAAACTGACCTCCGACTTTACGAACCAAATGACTGATCCAACCCCCACCGGAACCGCCACGACCTATGATTCCACCGGTAAATACTGGGAAATCAATGGTGAACTCACCTCAAACATCACCGTCGAGGCCAACACCTTTTTGGAGGGTGACCAACCCCACGCGGTTTCTGTGTGGTTCAATTCTTCTAATTTAGAGGCGAACGTTTCCAATACGTGTGTCTTTTCGGTTTCCGACCAAGAGAATCTAGACTCCTATAACTTAGATCTCCAATCGAACACGTGGCACAACTTAACCTATGCGTATCAAGGTGAAGGTGGCTCCCGAGTCACCTACTTGGATGGAAGGAAGGTTTCGAAGGACCAAGCTGAGGATACCTTCGGGAAGTATCCACCAATCACCATGACTGGGTATTCGCAAAGTGGGTATGTGGTGAGTGCGAGTAGTGAGTTAGGGGCCGCATATCTAGCACACGAAGCATTTAACGGTACATTCGCGGTCAACGGCGATTGTTGGCTTTCTGGGAGTGCAGTGTACGATTCGGGTACAGGAACATATAATGGGAACGCAAATCTAGGTTCTGATTCGGGTGGACCCGCATTTGCTAACGCGGATAAGGGTGAATGGTTAAAATTAGAGATGCCACATAGGTTTTTAGTAGATTACATTTCCATATGCGGTAGTACTACGACTACTGTAAATCCAAAAGATTGGAAGATATACGGTTCTAATGACGATAAAAATTGGGACGTTCTACTTTCAAAGACAAATTCGATTACCGCAGCTTTTAACGCTACTAGTGGTAAGGAACATATCGTCGGTGCATCTAAAGCGTATAAATATTTTGCGTTAGTGGTGACTAAAAGTGGTGGACATAGCGGTGACCACTATATTCAAGTAGGCGAATTGGAGTATTACGGCCACCGCGAGAATGACCTGGTCCGCCTTCCCGATCCCACCCACGTCTTGAAGTATCCACACATTGCGATGACTGGTCCGGCTCAGAGGGGGTATGTGGCGAGTGCGAGTGATGAATATTATAATGGTAGTTATCCAGCTTGGGATGCATTTGATAGTGATTCCGAAACTGGTTGGATAGGTTACAATGGTGCATGGAGTGGTGGTGCGTATCAGGGAGGTGTTGGCTCCGTTCCATTAAGAAACCTGGGTTCAGATAATGGTGGAACTGCAATAACAGAAAATGGAGAATGGTTAATTATTCAAATGCCTCATAAAGTACTGGTTTCTAAGGTAAGATTACATGAAAGACAGGGTAATACCGATAATGCACCGAAAAATGGTAGATTTTATGGAAGTAACGATGGAACTAATTGGACCGCTTTGCATTCTGGTTTCACGAATATCACGTATGATAATACTAAAGGTGTATATTCCGAAATTAATGTGAATGCTAGTATCGCGTACAGTAGAATTGCATTAGTAGTTACTGCTATAGTCAGTAACCCTTGGGTGGGTGTAGGAGATATGCAAATATTCGGCACAGAAGAGGCCACCTCGATCCCCATCCAGATCGGTGGTGGGAACATCGACCGCGTGGCGAACTTTAGAGTTTACGATAAGTTCGTGGGGGAGGACCAAGCCCTCGAGATTTGGGACGCTCAAAAGGATGAGTTTGGGCGGGCCAAGTCTTCCATGACCCTCCATAAGGGTCGCCTCGGTATAGGAACTGAGGAACCTGAAGGAAGGCTGGCGGTGCTCGATGAACCCCACAACTTTGAAGAGTTTCCTCCGGAGGGTATGACTGATTACGATACATACATAGAAGGACATGGTATGTTCAGGGTAAGAACGAGTAATGATAGAACTGATATATCTTGGTTCGCATGGAGGGCATTTGATAAAGATGTAACGACGGATTTAGGTTGGCACACAACATCAACGTTTACGGGTACGAACAATACTCATGACGGTACCGAAAGTTTAGGGAGGTTTTTAGGTGAATGGGTGAAGTTGGAAATGCCACATAAATTACAATTATCTCATGTGGAGATTGTGAGTAGAGATAATACAGATTTACAACAGCCTATAGATTTTAAGATTATTGGTTCAAACGATAATATAAACTGGAATGAACTGATTGATGTAACCGGACAAAGCTGGACACAGGGACAGACCTTACAATTTTATGTTACGAGTCAAATTAAAGCCTATAGGTATATTGCCCTAGTTTGTTCGCGCGCGAGTAATACCGCTCTTCTTCTTAGAGAAATCAAATATTTCGGTACACCTGAACAGAGTCAATCCGTTCTCCACGATGGTGAACTCGCGCTGATGAAATCTCTCACCGTTCCTCGTATCGGGCCAGTGAATAATGAATACCCAACACCAAAACGGGATAAACTACTCCTGGAATTTAACACTTCACTTTCGATCCATGAAGATTTAGCAATCGATACGAGTGGTAGATCTAACGATGGAACATATTATGGTGCTGCAACGTATAGACACGATGATACATTTATTTTATCCGGTGGATCTGGTACTAAAGTTGAGGGTAATGTTAATGGTTACGGTGGTGGTAGTAGCCCTTTCAGTATTTCGTTATGGTTTAACGCTGATTCGACCAGTACAGCTTATATTGCCGGGTTAGGAAATTATAACGGTTCTCCAAATAACCATATATCGGGTATACTAATTCGAAGTAATGGTACAATCGGAATCAATCATTATAACAACGATACGACATCAGTTGCAGGTGTACTCTCTAGAACACCCGGATGGAATCATATAGTGTATACCTATTCGGGTGGTAGTACGACCCAAGGTGATAAGATTTATTTGAATGGCGTTAACGTACCCCTGAGCCCCGTGACGAGTGGAACACATAGTGGTCAAACTATAAGCGTGGCCGCAAATGCAACATTCACGCTCGGAACATGGGCACAAAGTAACTCAGACATGTTTAGTGGAAAAATTTCAAATGCTAAGGTTTATAGTATAGCTCTTGATAGATATGATATTATTCAATTATACAAACAAGGACGGGTACCACCCGTCCATCATTTACAACTCGTTGATAGTACAATGACAATAGGCTCCCATACCCGCAATCACAATATTCAATTAGATGTTGCGGGTCATATACGAGCGGGTGGTCAAGAAATTCACACGTTCACCGGACAACACAGGTGTTTCCCAGATGAACCGGTTGAAAAGGGTCTCATCGTTTCAGCTAAAAAGAATCGATTTGTGAAACTGAACGGGTTTGCGACCGGTCAAGAGGCGATCACGATAGACGAATCCCTCCCGATTGTTTCTCTTTCGAATGTGGCTGAAGATAAGGCCTGTTTCGGAGTTGTTTCTTCGATTGAAAAACCAACCCCCAAAAGGATTCAGGTTACAAATGGTATAATTTCCGACTCTAAAAAGGAAAGAGGTGATAACCGTGCCATAGTGAACTCGGTGGGTGAGGGTGCTATTTGGATCGTGAATACCGGAGGACCCCTCGAATCGGGTGACTACATCACAACCTCTAGTGTTAAGGGATACGGACAATACCAGAGTTCGCAATATCTCACAAACTTTACAGTCGCTAAGATTACCATGGATTGTGATTTCAATCCAGCGATTCAACCGGTTTTACGAATCAAGAAGGATGATGATGGAATGAATATTCTCGACGAACATGGACAACTTCAATGGGAAGAACACCCCACGGAAACGGAAAGGGCGTACAAAATCAGGTACCTAGATGCGAACGGTACAGAAACCGATGAAGCGAATGCTGTACACATCGCAGCCTTCGTGGGGTGTACATATCATTGTGGTTGAATCCTCCGTTCCAAACGAAAAAAACTTCTTACAAAGTGCATCCCACTTTGTAAGAAAATAACCTCGTATTACAATAAGTATGCCCATTTATACTCCGTCGGGATTTCTGGACATCACGAACGCAACACTCAGGACCTCAAACATAGAATCTCAAAATATCAATTTTACGAGTTCCGGTGGTTCTATAAGTGTTGGTCCGGCGTTTGATTTTCAGCAGGTTTCAGCCATTGGAAATACGACACCGGAAACGATTCAGTTCACGAACGCGACAACAAGTTTCGTCACTTCCGGAAATGTTGAGGTTGGTAAGAATATTTCAGTTGTGGATGCCACCGTCTCTTCTAACATGAGTGTGGGTGGAAATGTTACCGTCTCATCTAATTTGAGTGTGAGTGGAAATGTGACGATCGGTAAGAATCTGTTTCTCACGTCGAACACGACCACGAGTATCAATTCCAATGTCATCGTGGAACATTCTGGACCTCACCCTAGGGAACCAACAACTCCATTGTTGAAAAAGTTTCCGGAGATTGATTTTGACGCCTCGAAAATGGATGGAAATGACACGGCCAACACGTACGTTCAAGCGGGGTACGTGGTGACCGCGAGTAGCCAAAGTTCCGGCTCGGAGGTTTGGAGACTTTTCGACGATGGAGATTGGAACCAGGAAGCCATCGTTAAGTATCCCTCCCCTACTTTTCAATATAACCCCACTTCAAATCCAAACTCTTCGGGGGGTGTGTCGGGAGAATGGTTCAAGGTGAAGTTTCCGAGAAAAGTTATCATAAACAAATTTACACTCAACGTCGGTGACAGTATCAGCAATGGTCTCGCGGCCTTCAAAGTGTTGGGAAGTGACGATGACACGAATTGGACTGAGGTCAAGGATGTCAGTGGTTTGACCTCCGCGTCCTATACGACCGCGGCTCCCTTCGTGACCACCGTGGAATCTGTAAGTTCCGTGGCCTATAGATATTACGCGGTTGTCATCACACAACTTCTCGGCGTGAATCAAGTATCTATCCGTGAAGTTGAGTTCTACGGCTACGAGGAGGACCTCCCAGTTGGTGACACCTCCCTCGATACCACCTTCACCTCGATCCTAAACAGACCCCAAACGGGTGGTGTCAAAGTCTATGTGGATGGTGACACTCTCGATAACAAAGTGACTGGACCCACACCCACCGGAACCGATGCGACCTATGACTCCACCGGTAAATATTGGGAACTCACAGGTGCCCTCACATCCAACGTGACCCTCGAGGCCAATACCTTTTTGGAGGGTGACGCCCCACACTCTGTCTCCATGTGGTTCAATTCTTCTAATTTAGAGGCGAACGTTTCGAACACGTGTGTATTCTCGGTGTCCGACCAAGAAAAGTTGGACTCCTACAACCTCGATCTCCAATCCAATACATGGCACAATCTGACCTATGCGTACCAAGGTGAAGGTGGCTCCCGGGTAACCTACCTCGATGGACGTAAGGTCTCAGAGGACCAAGCCGAAGATACCTTCGGAGAGTATCCACCATTCGCGATGACGGGGTACTCACAGGGTGGGTATGTGGTGAGTGCGAGTAGTGAATCATCTACCTCTTGGCAAGCTTGGGAAGCTTTTGATAAACAAGATATTGATAGTAGTGCATGGTTATCTTCGGGGGGTTATCCAAATACGAGTGGAAATGCAACAAGTGGTAGAAATTTAGGAACAAGTAGTGGTGGTTCTGCTACGGCTGATGGAGATTGGTTAAAAATCGAACTTCCACACAAAATTCGTTTAAACTATATCACCATGACAGGCTATAATAATGTCGGTGTCGATGATTTTGATGTTGTAGCGACAAACGACGATACAAATTGGGAAGTTTTACTCAGTGATACATTACCAAGTGCGGCATACAACGTTCCGTACTCGTTTGTAATACCTTCGTCGGTGTATTATAAATATTATGCCATAATTGTAAAATCTCATCGAGGAACTGTTCATCCTTATACGGGTATCTATGAACTCAGACTCTACGGCCACCGCGAGAACGACCTGGTTCGCCTTCCTGATCCCACTAGGGTCCTCAAGTATCCACATGTGACGTTGACTGAAGATGCTCGAAGAGGATATGTGGTGAGTGCGAGTGGAAATCATTCAAATGGAAACCACCCAACGTGGAAAGCGTTTGATGGAGTTATAACGAACGACTGGCAAATTGACGGTGGAAGATATAGTAATTCGGGTGGAGTGTATACTCATAATGCAGGTGAGACGACCGTTACTAATGTGCAGTCGAGAGTTGGAGATTGGGTTCAGTTAGAATCACCGCATAAAATTCGGGTTAAAACGATGAAGTTTACACCGATTGCGACGTATGGTCAGGAACGTTCCCCCGCGACGGGTGTTTTAGTAGGTTCTAATGATGATGGTTCTACGTGGACTGAAATAAAGGTTTTTGACGTTACTGCTGATGGAACCCCCACGTCCTATACCGCAGGTAGTCCAACGACTTTAGCTATAGATTCTGGTTCTAATTCTACCCCCGGATATTACAAAATTCACCGTTTAATATGGCTTACTTTATATACAGCGAGTCAGACAACATACGCAGACAGGGCTTCTGTAGCGGACTTAGAACTCTACGGCACAGAAGAGGCCACCCCAGTCCCCATCCAGATCGGTGGAGGGAACATCGACCGCGTGGCGAACTTTAGGGTCTACGACAAGTTTGTGGAGGAGGATCAAGCCCTCGAGATTTGGGATGCCCAAAAGGACACCTTCCGTGGAGTGAAGAACTCCATGACCCTCCAAAAAGGTCGTCTCGGGATAGGCACGACGGAACCTGAGGGTCGCCTCGCGGTCTTGGATGAACCCCACAACTTGGAAGAGTTTCCCCCGAGGGCTATGACCGATTACAAAACATACTTTGAAGGTCATGGAGAGTTTTGTGCGAGTGCGAGTGACGAATATACCGCGACTCCGAGGTTAACGTGGAAAGCGTTCAACAAAAGTTCAGAAAATATTGACGATGGATGGATGCATAGTGTAGCCGGGTATACTGGAGCGAGTTCTGGAACTGCTACGGGAACTACACCCACATACAACGGTACAGAGTCTTTAGGTGGGATTGGTGGTGATTGGATTTCCCTTGAGTTTCCCTATAAAGTTAAAATTAATAGATTAAAAATAACATCGTATCATGTCGGTGGTAGTTTCAGAGGTTTGAACGATGGGTTTTTACTCGGACGCGGTGATAAAAATTCTGACTGGACACGTGTTCACGAAATCACAAATTTATACGCCGTCTATGGTGTGAGAGATGCAGATCAATTATCCGCTGAAATTAGTTTCACGAACGATACTTACTATAATGAATACGCGTTAATCGCGACATCTACCACGGGTGAAACTTTATGGACGGCTATGGAACTCAAATACTTCGGCACCCGTGAGCAGCGTCAATCCGTCCTCCACGATGGCCAATTGACTCTCACGAAGAACCTCGACGTTCCCCGCATAGGTCCACCCCTAGACGCGGACGATACACCGAGACGTGACCGACTCGTTGTGGAATACAACACCTCGTCGAACCCCACGTTCGAGGGGGCTGTAAGGGATACGAGTGGGAGGGGGAATGATGGTGTGTTCTATAATGGGGCGTCGTATGACGCGGTGGAGAAGGCTTTGGTGTTTGATGGGACGGGAAGAGTTCAAGGAACTCATAACTTCTTAGAAACTCCAAATTCTAATTGTCATACATTTTCCGTTAATTTATGGTTTAATCATGATATTGCTGATCCATATTACAACGTAATATTTCATACAGGCGGTACTACGGGAAATTCTCTGCAAATGTTTGTAAATAGTTCTGATCAAATAGGGGTTTCAAAAGGTGGATATGATATTAACACTTCAATCGTATCCATTCACGGATCTTGGTATCACGTAGTTTGGACGTACCCCGGTGGGGATGTTTTTAATGCATCAAAAATATATGTAAATGGTGTATTACAGACATTAACGACGGCCGGTAGTGACCCAGTATTGCATAAAGTAACAAGTTCTGAATTTGCACTAGGAGATCAAGTAGACGCTTTAGCTGGAACCTCATTTAACGGCTCCATCTCCAACTTCAAACTTTACGACTATGTCCTCACAGCCTCAGAAGTCAAGACCCTCTACGATATGGGTCGCAATGGGAGTGTGGCGAACCCCCAACCTCTTCACATCGCGGCACCTTTGTATGCTCCGGGTGTACCCGTACAAATAGTTTCTAAGGTTTATAAAAAACAGGTAGGATACAGTTCAACTAGTGCTTATAGAAATATAAAAGAGTTAGATATATCAATAAAACCTAGATTTGCAAACTCTAGAATTCTTTTACATTGGATGATAAACGGTGAATTACACCAAGACAATGTTATACGCGTCGCTAGGGATGGTTCGTATATAATACATGGGTACAACGAAACACAAGGAACAAGTCGGTGGAGTGGTATAGCGGCTGCAATGTTCGACCAAAACGAGTCTTCTACACCTCATAATTTTTGTATAGATACATACGATGAACCAGGTGGTACGAACACCTATAACTATCAAATATATATAGGATCATCTTCCAGTACTAGTTATCCGGCTTATATAAATCGAACGTACGACAGTGCAGGCGCTAATGCCTATGAGGCGGGAATATGTTTTATGAGTGCTACGGAAATTGCACAGTGAAATTTTATTTGGATATATTAAATGTCGGACGTGACACAGGCGTTAGCTAGTTTATATCCGAATTGTGAATGGAGTATAGAAGATGGTATGTATGAAAATTTAACATGGACCGATACAAATACTTCCAAACCAACCCTTGAAGAGTTAACAGCTAAACAAGAAGAACTCATAGCGGCGCAGCCCTTAAAGGAACTCCGCAAAGAGCGTAACAGACGCCTCGCGGAGGTGGATTGGATCTTCACTTCGGATTACGATCTTTCCGTGAGTGATCACGCGGTGTGGATGGCATACAGGAAGGCTCTCCGAGACCTCCCTTCCACCACCGAGGATCCCGCGAACCCCGTGTGGCCCGAGAAGCCACCTCTACCCAAGGGAGAAACCTTCTCAAAAAACGTCACGGGTGAAATTAAAGCGGTTTCGCGTGTCGTTACTGTGAATGAAGCTGTTCGTAATGAAAATATTCGTCTCAGATCTAAAATTACGAGTCTCGAACATAAAACGACGAGTTTAGAATTTACCCTCTTAGAATTAAAAAATCGCGTGAGTGAACTCGAAACTTAAAGGTATGAGGATACATAAACGTAGGCACAGATGGATACCATCGTCGACACACTCGGTCTTGTGAGTTCGATCTTAATCACAATCATGTTTGTTCCTCAGGTCGTACATGTATATCGAACAAAAGATACGGATGCCATTAATTATTCCTTTCTAAACTTGAACATACTCGCGAGCGCCCTTGGACTTGTGTACTCGATTTACTATAAAGTCGTACCCATGATGGTCGCAAATACATCTGCGGGTTTATTTTCTATTTCACTCATAACTATGAAACGTTTAAACGGGCTTAAAGAGCTCCCTCCTATTTAATATGTGGTATAGATTCTCTTGTAGCTCAGTTGGTTAGAGCGGCAGACTGTTAATCTGTAGGTCATCGGTTCAAGTCCGATCGGGAGAGAACGTATCTTTTACATAAGCGTTCCTTATGTAAAAGATATTTACTAATTATAGATGAACCATCACATCCTCACAGGAAAATTGGATATTACCAGTAACTTATTGGTTGGTTCCTCCCACTTATTCGTTGACACCGATAACAATCGTGTAGGGTTAGTCACAGCAGATCCCCAAGCAGGTTTACACGTGAATAGTAACGTGTACGTGAACACAGATTTACGCGTGGGGCCAGCGGGTGCGAATCAAGTTATCATAAACGATAGCACGAATCCAGGTAGAATCGTAGCAAAGTCGTTCGTGGGTGATGGTTCGGGGTTACAAAACACACCCCCGGGAGCCCAAGGTGATGCCGCTACAATAAACGTTGGAACAGTTACAACAGGTGTACCCGGATCATCCGCATCGGTGACGAATAGTGGGTCTACGTCCGCGGCGATATTCGACTTCACGATTCCAAGGGGTGACACGGGTGCACAAGGATCTACAGGTGACGCAGCAACCATAGCCGTCGGAACAGTCACGACGGGTGTACCCGGATCATCCGCATCCGTGACGAATAGTGGAACCACAAATGCGGCGACACTCGACTTCACGATTCCAAGGGGTGACACGGGTGCACAAGGAT